ATCAAATACTTGAACAACATCTGTTATTACAGGTTCAACTGGTTGTGGATCACGAATAATACTGAAATCAGGAACAAAGGTCGCATTAAATCCAGTTTCTGTATTCATTCTAATTCTTGGTAACTCTGTAAATCTACCTGACTTATCAACAGAGACAGACTTTATTTTACCAAATGGATCACAATTATAAGATAGAATAGTTCCGTTACTGGGTATTACTTCTATCGTATCAACTCCACAATTATGGTTGAAGCCTGGATTAGTCACAGTTACACCTGTGAGTTCAAGAACAGCAGGATATTGTGGAACTGTTTGTGCTGGTGGGAGATATCCCTGACCACTATCTTTAATAATTACTTGAACAACAACTCCAGCTAAATCATCAGTTCCTAATATTGTTTGTAATACAGCACCACTACCATTGTTGCAAGGATCAATCACTTGAACTTGAGGAGGTGTTTGATATCCAAAACCTCCACTCACAAGGTCAACTGCAATTAAATTACCACTGCTATCTACAACTGGATTGGCACTTGCTCCTACACCACCACCTCCAAAAAATTTAAGAGATGGAGGGCCACAAGGTTGATCACCAGTTAAACAAGGATCAGATCTCAATAAATCTTTGGGAGTTAGTGCGTTGACTTCATTAATTGTCAAAAATCTAACCTTCTCATCACCATCAATAAAAATAAATTCTGTATCAGGATTTGATTCTGCATACACATTTGCATCAGAAATCGACACGTTCTGAATATATCCATCGGTTTCACTGATATATCCTACTTTAATATTGTTAAATGAGGTCGGTGTTACTGGCATTATCCTAGACTCTCCTGAACTGTGTCATATATTATGTCATGAGGAGTTGTTGTATGAGCTATACCAACCATTTTAACTATGGATCCATCTTCTCTTTCATGGATATGAAAATCACCATAGTAAGGTTGACCATTTACATAACCAACAAGATTAGTTAAATCTTTTTCTCTTGTTTTTGGCTTAGCGAATACTTTCTTAATTGTAACACCTTGTTTACTAGAACTCAACTTTTCAATGCTAGTTCCATATGATTTTCTCTCTTTAACAGAATTAACAGTATTTTCTGCAGAGGAGGCAATTGATGCTACGCTAGGTTTTCCAACACTTCCACCACCACCTTGCATTGTGTGAGTATCATTTGGCGAACACTCTGGATCTGGATCACAATTAAATAATTTAGTTATTGAATTGACAAATGATAATGCACTTCCAATATCAAAAGACATACCACCAAGTGCACCCAAACCTAAACTACCAGCGATTGGGCCAGCAAATGATGCACCCCCTCCAATTATGGCATTTAAAATTCTTGAATTAGAAGCAGCAAGACCAGCAGCTGCAGTGACCAAGTTAGGTATGTTACCATCTCTCATCGCTTGGAATACACCACCAATCCCTAATAATAAATTTTCACTCACACCAAAAATATTTGCTGCTAAAGCAAATCCAGCTGCTATACCAGAGGGATTTGATCTATCATCAATTAGAGTTAGTGCCTCTGCAATTAAAACTTGGTTTTCTGGTTTATCTTCACCAGCAAGATCAATAAATCCAAGTAATCCACGACCATAATTTCCATCTGCCCAGAAACGATTTGCACCCCCAACTCTATTTGGATCTATCTTAGCTTCATCTGCTAAAGTTTGACTCATGCTTAAAATTAAACCACCAGATGCTAATGATGCGAGAACGTTATTTTCATTTATAGAATTATCAATTGTTCCTACATCTGTTTCACCAGCCTCCGTAGATGTTCCACCAAGAGAATTTGAAACCTCATCAATAACAGGGCCAATTGCATCATCAAACCCTCGCATGATAGTATTAATTGTTCCTCCTAATACTTCACCAATAACCTCTTCAGTTTCACAAAGTGGTGTAGGTGTATAATAATCATCAGGTGGAAGTGGTGCGACATCATCTGAACCTGGTGTATCTAAATCATTTCTACTTGGAACCACTGCTTCTGTAGTAACACCGACTGCACCTATACTTGATCCTGCCACTGCATCCGTTCCAAATACCGCATCTGTTCCTATTCCTGCTGCTAGAGTTGAATTAACAACTCCAGCTTCTGATATAGCAGCATTACCAGCAGCATCTTGAGATTTCTTTCTCTTCCTATTAAAAGCATTTCTCAATGCTGCAGCAATCAATCCTGCTAGTGCAAGACCTGCTAGACCATTAAACAGACAAGCAATTTTTTCCAAACCTTCTACTTTTTTACTCAGTAATTCTAAAGTATGAGATGGTGGAGCTAAATTTTCAATAGGTGCGAGTTTTTCATTAAATTCTTTAGTTGTAAACTGCTGAACTTTATTCATTATCCCTTTCATATATTTTGACATCTCTAGAGATGCTTCTTCAATCGCTTTGTCTATGTTTTTATCATTTTGAAGTACGGGTAAACCAGCAGCAGCGTTAGCATCTCTAAGAGATTTCTGCATTCTTTGTATTTTACCAGTTAAAGTTTCTATAACTGTTTGAATATTTCTTACTTCTGATTGTGTGTCTGGATTAGGGCAAGCGAGTGCATGTTTTTCATCTAAAGTATATTTTTTTCTCTCTTCAGCAATTGTGTATAAATTATTAGAATCTATATTTTCTTTTGATACATTAGCATTTGATGGAGAGCTATACGCTTCATTTCCTGCTTGTTTTGGAGCAAAATCTCCATCCTTAAGTTTCTTTTGTTCGTTTGGTTCTTCGTCTTGATTTTTAGAATAAAAACTTTGTGGTGTAAAATTTTCCCCACCACTACCATCAGTTCCTGTCTTTCTCTCAAGTTTAGTCTTGGCATTATTACCAAGTATGCCCATAATTATAGGAGTTTGTTGATCTTTTCCATCAAGAAAAAATCCAAAAACAAAATTACCTTGTTTAATTCCAGGTGTTTGATATGATCCACCTTGACCACCACCAGCAGTCACGGGATACATTACCTGTGCCCATGGTAAATCTTTTGCTTCTAGATCTGACTCATCTTTGTCATGATGACCCATGAGTCTAACTTTATATCGATAACCCCAACCAGGTATATCCTCAGTCTTTTCAAAAGTTTCTGGATTGAGGTTTTCTCTCCATGTTGAATCGTCACAAACCTGACCTATCCACCAGTTAAAGCCAGATCCTAGAAAGCTAGAATTAAATAATGACGATTCCATCTTTACTAATCGTCATACACTAGACACTCTGGTTCATCAGGATGAATGTCGCAGAATACTTCTAAAACATTAGGATCATGGTGGTCTCCCGCCTTGATCTCGTCTTTATGGTGTTCAACATACTCCTCTAAATCATGCAACTCATCCTCAATATGATGACGCATGGGTTCAGAAGTTTTAGGATCAGCAAGGATCTCTTTATCTTTTGCGATGTGATCTTCTATACTTTTCATAGTAGTTACCTTTTACTGTGATTACCTTTTCTACCGAAGGAGTCTCTTGCTAAATTTAATTTAGTATAAGTTCCATCAGCATTGACGAAGTGGCATAAGTCAGCTATAATATATAGACCACCACTTTCCCTATTCAGTGTATCGCTTTTTTCACTATCAATAGCAGGAATGTCAACAAATATTACATCTCCTGCATGTAAACTAAAATCTCCAGCGATAGTTATCTCCATCATACCAGAAAAAAGTTGATTGTATCTACGGATTGCTTGATTTAATGTTTGTGCTGCTTTAAAATTATCTCTTTGATTTTCTTTTATCTGCTCATCTGTGCTACCAGCAGGGAGAGTTCCACTATCAATTAACATAAATGTTGTTCTTGTGAAATCTTTGTTAGGAGTATCAAATTTATTATTAAATTTAGGGAGTTTTTTACCAGCAAGTTTTACTTTATTTTTTTGCACAGCCTCATCAGCAGTTTTTTCTTCAACAACATACTCACAATTGAAAGGATCAAATAAAACTAATTTGGTCTTATAAGCACCTATATTCATTTTTGACTGAACATTAACAGAGCTATCTGACTGTTGTTCCAATATCTTTCCATCATATCCTGGTGGAGTCACTTGAGAATCAGTGGAGTTATTAAAGATATAGGATTTCTTTTGTGGTTTATCAAATAATTTATCAATAGATTTGAAGTGATATCCATCCGCAGTTTCAAAGAAAAGAAAACCAGCACTACCATCCTCACCACCTTCAGGAATTGATTGTTTAGATAAAAGATTTAACATGTAATAAGGTTTTCGACCATTACCAACAAAATTATAATCATTAGATGTTCTCTCAATATCTAATGGTTTTTTAGTTTTCAATCTATCTTTAAATATTTTTTCTATGTTATCAGATATATTTCCATCAAATCTAGAACGTAGTCTTGACTCCCCCATTTCATTACGAATAAACTCCTCTGATACTAATTCTAAATTAACAACATTTTTATTTGTATCCTCATAAATTGGAGTCACAGAGTTTACAATCATATCAACTTTAATTTTATTTTCCTGATTATCCTCGAACTCTAATCTGAAATCTTCAGTTCCTATAATTGGAAGACCTTCTATGGCAGATTGGCCATCAATCGCATTTCCCACATCACCATAAACAACAAATGCTTTGATGGAATCCTGTAAAATACTTTCATAATAAGTTAGACGAAGTATTCCATTAGTCAAACCAACAGACTTTTGACTATCAACGTTAGATGTAACGTCTGCTTTTGTTATACTACCTGGTTCTGAATTTTTAGATGTATTTGCCATGATACTATTTACCTGCGTACATGGAGAGTGCAGACTGATCTACAGAATCTTTTTTACGGCCTCTTACTCCACTACCTCTTTTATTAGTTCTAACTTCTTTTACTTGAACAACTGGAACTGGAACGATTACTTCTTTACCCTCATTACTTTCATAGGTTGTCTCTGCTGCCACTGCCTCTGCATCTTTACCAGCCTTATTCTGTTCACTTCTAGAGATACGACCCTCAATTTTATTATTAGCAGCAGGTTTCAGATTACCCTTACTACTTTCTTCACCTCCACCAAAGAATGACTTAACAAGAAGAGGAGCTACTACAAATGGATTATATAACTGAAGAAGATTAGGAAGTCTTGTTATTTCCAATCCAGTAACACGTTTAATAGTTCCTGAGACCCAGCCAGGAAGTTCAATAGAATGTTCTTCCATAAATGAATTAATAAAATTACCAAATCCTTTTTTAAAGAAATTAAATACTGCTTTACCACCCTTGAAAATAGTCATGAAGGTATCTTTTAATTTTTGACCTACTGCTTTTATACCACCACCCATTAATAATTCATATATTAAATCACCAACAAACACACCGATTGTCTCACCAATCAATGTTCCAAGAATTGGTATGGGTATGAAAGATCCGAGTGCACCACCCAACGCAGCACCTAATCCCTTAAAGATAGCCTGAGATGCTGGTTCTCCAGATAAAAGAGATACAATAGTAATAACAAGTGGGCCTACAATTGGAATCTTACCAAAGAACTTAGAAAGAAATGGTTTAGCACCTTTAAACGCGGGTGCAATAACTCCTGAGGCCTTACCAAATATCTTTGCAGCAAAACCACCAACCTTTGCTATACCTTTACTTACTAATCCTTTTCCTGCAGATAATATTTTTGATCCTACCTTCCCTATACCTTTAGCTAAATTTGGAAATAATTTAGCGAATACTTTACCAGCAGTTTTAAAGATATTTTTAACAAGTTTGAATGCATTTCTTATCTTACTAATGATAGCAGTAAATATTTTTTTACCTATGATCTTCCACACCAAAAAAGCATTTAACAGAGGTTTAATATTCTCCATAAAAGTTGCAAACTTTTTAGCACCCTCTTCTCCAAAAATTTTTCCAACTATTCTTTCCGCACCACTAACAAGTTTATATCCAAAATCAACCAGTGATGTGAATGCATTAAACAAAAACCCAACAGTTTCAAGGATTGCTTTACCAACCATTGCTACTACACTGAGAATACCTTTGACAAGAGGGCTATTCGCGAAGTCAATTAATTTCATTATAAGTGCACCAAATAAAAACTTAGTAATAAAACCAAAAATACCATCTAATAATCCTATCTTAGGAACTTTAAATTGTGGGCCTTTAGGTTTATCATCTTTATCATCAGGTTTTTCTAATTCAGTTTCCTGTGCAGCACGTTTATCTTTTTCTGCAGCTAGTCTTGCTTTCTTAGAGGCCTTTTCTTTCAATATAAGACCACTCTTCATGCTTTCAGCGATAGCAGATACAGCAACACTAATATCTTGCACAATTTTTATATCTCCACTACCACCACTTGGTTTTACAGGAGAGTCTGATCCTAAAGGAGTTACATTAATAGTTTGTTTTGATGCTGGAATATCTGCTGTTTTTTCACCACCAATTTTTCTACCCATCATGTTTCCAATAATCTCTTTATTGGTTTTACTTTTTACTATTCCACTATCTTTCTTTTTACCTCTTCCCATCAATTTATCAGTGGCAACTTGTTTTGCTTTCTTCTTAACAAGTGCCCCTCCAACTGATTTTGCTATCGCTCCTAATCCTGCCATATTTTATCTCCTTATTCCCAATGTCTGTTCCTTTGCAGATCCACCAGGTGCAGTAACACTAAATGATGGTATCTCATCTTTTAATTCTACAGAATCAGCTCCACCACCCATGTTAGGAAGATTGAATTCTAACTTAGGTATTTTTGATGCCATTCTTGATAATGGTGGTGGAACTGGTAATTTTTTAAGTTGATTCTTTGCAAAATTAAAAGCACGAGCTTGTGGTGTTTTAGATATGAAATTTTTTACCATGCCACCAAATTTCATATACTGAACATTTGCCATCCCACCTTCACCCATGTATGACATGTTGTTTATCATACCACCTTCTTTCATATATGAAGTATTATTTGTCATGCCACCTTTACCCATGTATGACACATTGTTTGTCATGCCACCTCTACCCATGTATGACATATTGTTTGTCATGCCACCCATCTTCATACCACCCATGTTCATCATGGTTCCAACAGTTGAAGTTTTCATTTTAGATTTCTTCATGGGTTTAGCTGGTTTCTGTTGTGAAGGTTTACCAACACCACCAGCAGCAGCATTCATATTATATAAGGTATCAGCACCAATTTGATTTACTGCATCTTTAGTCAATACAAATTCACCAGGTGTTAACATCGCAGGAACTGTATCTTGATTTCCTTGGCCTGGAACCTCACCACCTTTATTAAATGGTTGAGGTGTGGCAACGTTTTCTCCCTCTTGCCCTCCTCCCTCTACTGTGGGTGTTGATGTAACCTGATCTCCACTTTTATCTGGATCATCTGGTAATTTTGTGTCAAATGCAACTCCCCTTTCATTCTTTTCATAATCTTTTTCTTGATCTTTTATTTCTTTATCTACCTGTTTATTAAAACCTAATATGGATTTAACAGTATCAATTAGTTTAGGAAGGAAACTAACTGATAGTGCAATTATACCTGGTATTAAAGCAAAGCCAGGGAACAATGCCATGAGAACAGCAACCAGTGCAGGCCACCAATCTTTTAAAAATTTGAATATGGAAGTTATCTTTGATTTGTTATCTGGATTTCCAAACCAGTCAAGTAATTTCATGACTGCTGCACCAAATAAAAACATTTTTAAAAAATCAAATATCTTTGAGAATATTCCTTTCACTGGTGTGAGGGCTTTATCAATTACATTTGCAACTTTTTTAAATCTACCTGTCTCTAACATATTCTCAGCCTTTTCTCTCTTACTTTTCTCTCTTGCTTCTCTAGTATCATCTGTTTTATCTTTTTCAAGTTTCTCTTGACTTGCAACAATACCTTTGATGATATTCACATCACCAGCTATTTTTGTAAGCACACCAGACATATCACCACCACTCTCACTTTCAGCTGGAGGTAAATCAGGAGGTGCAGATGCTGGAGATATAAAATTCATTGCATCTTTTTTCTTTTTCGCTTTTCTATCCGCTATCGCTTTATCTTTTGCATCTATCTCTGCCTTTACTTGCTCTGGTGTCTTTGCATCTTTTCTTCTTTTTCTTGTTACTTTTAATTTACCAGTTGTATCTTTTTCTACTTCCCTTTGTGCTCTTAAATCTTTTATTGCTATTGCCAGCTCTCTTAACCTAGCATCTTTAGGATCTTTTATTTGAAGTGAATTAAAACTTTCTTTTAACGCACGAAGTTGACCCGTGTAAGACTCCCAAGGCATCATGTTTTCAATCTCAGTTAATGAGTATTTATGGTATTGCATCAACGAAAAGTTCAATCGGTAATAACTAGCAAGATCCATATGGATCATTGCTACCCGAAAAAAGACGCTAAGCCCTCAAGCACAACTTCACTTTCAACCTTTGTATTTGGATTAGTTACTTTAATAGTATGTGATAATTTAGGCATTGATGTAAAGAACTCCTCAATTTTTTTAAATTGTGATGAGTTCATCGATTCAAGAAACTCTGTTATTTCTTTCTTAGTGCAATCTGCTGCTACCCATACTTCCTCTTCATTGTATATTTTATCAATACATGATGCGATTAATTTAAATGACTGCTCCATCGCATTTTGATCATTGAAGTCAAAGTTGTTTTTAATAAATTCATCTAAAGAAGGATACTTTAGCTCCATCATTAAGTTTTCATCTAGTTTGATTTGATTTGAATGACCTTCAGTTTTGTTAACCTTAATATCATCTAAGTCAATAACAACTTTAACACTTGTCTTCTCATCATCAGGGCAAATAATATTAACATCTATTGATTCTCCAACAGATTTTCCACGAATGTTTAAAAACAAATATTCAATATCGAATGTAGGTAAAGTTTCTACTTTAATTCCTTTAGTAAGAACACAACTCTTAAGAACTGCTTTGATAGCTGTAGTGATTTGTTTTGTATCTTCACTTTCTAAAGCAAGAACTAAAAGTTTTTCTTCTTTCACTAGAAAAGGTCTGTAATTTATTTCCTTTTCTAAAGACGGTAACACCATACTATACGTTGGTGTCGCAATTTTTGGTAAAGGCATGATATCCTATTATGCAATTCAGTATATTATATAGCAGGGTTAATTAGATAAAGATCTCTGAACAACTCCTCCTACTATATCTCCCAATAAATCTATTCCTGTTAATTTATCTACAGCTATATTAGCAAATTTACCAGCAAGATAAGCAAATGATGGATCATTAGCATTGTTGTTAGCTGGTTTTGCACTATATCTAGAGTAGTTAAATGTGACTGTGCACTTCAACAAATCAGATGCATCATAGGTTACTGGTATTGATGCAATTGATTTTGGAAAAACATTTATAAAAGTATAAGTTAATGGTCTTGTTCTACCTCTAATTGGGTCTTGTGAATGTAAATTCTTTTCAAACTTTGTTATTTCTAGACCACCTTTGTAATTGTTTGGAAATTTTATTCTATAGTAAAAGTTTTCACTATGAAAATCTGCAGTGTCTCCTGTGATATATGACATCCAAGATTCAAAATATCTGATAGGTAAATATTCTTTTGCATCACAATAAAATGTCAATGATATTTCTGGATCGAATATTCTACGATGAACATATCTGTCTGTAACTCCAGAAAAATCATTTAATAACTCACCTGTTGCTAGATTTGAACCTGGCAATGTTGTTTCTGAACAAAACAGTTGTAACTTTTCTCTTCTTATTGGATCAAGACCTCTAGCGTTAAACAAAGTTTCAATACCTTGTTGACGAAGATAAGTTCCAAATGAATCTCCAGTTTCATTTAGTTGTCTAGGATCACTAATAGACACCTGATAGAACGAGGTGGTTGCTGGTTCTAACAGATCCTTTACAATTTTATCTACTGTTAATCTCTGTGGTGGGATGGAAGCCATTTATAAATACATTTGACCTTATATATTATGTATGCAAGATAATGGCAGAAAGTATAAAAAGTCGCTATAAACCATCGAATCCAGAGAAATATCAGGGCAATCCGAACAATATTATCTGTAGAAGTAGTTGGGAGAGACGATTCTGTGTATGGTGTGATAAGAATGAGAACATAATATCATGGGCATCAGAGGAGTTTTCCATACCTTATATGTCTCCAATTGATAAACGTGTGCATCGTTATTTTCCTGATTACATAATCAAAGTAAGAGAGAAAAATAATAAAATTAAAAACTA